GCGTTCACAGCAGTTTTAGATTGCTCCATTTCTTGTAAATCTCCACGAGACATTTTACTCTCCGAATTAACCTTAATTAATCTATATTTATTTATAAATTAGAATCTTTTACAGATTATTGAGAAAATCATTAAAGAGACTAATTTTCTTCTCATCAAGTTGTTTTTGATCAACCAAGGTGTTGATCTGTTTGTATGTTTTGGCAGCTTGTTGCTCTCTCAAGATTCCACCATCCCATACCCAGTTCTTTCCTTCCATAATTCCCTCAACAAAAGCGTCGGGGGCAGAGGGATCTGCTACAATATCAGCAGCAGTTGAAAGCATAAAGTCATCACCAACGATGTTTACGCCTTCTCTTGTTTGTTTGAGGGATCCGATACCTCTAGAAGAAACACCAAGTTTAACGCCCTCACTGATGAGAGACTCTGCAATTTTACCCATCGGAGTAGAAAGGATCTTTGCTTTACCGATAAAATTGGTTCCGTTTTCCTTGAGCGAAACAATCTTGTGACTGACGCGATCCAGATTAACAGTTGGGCCATCTGGATGTCCGAGTTCTCCAAGAGCCCTCCCAGCAGCAACATGGTTCTCTGTGTATCTCTGGACTTCTTTTCTCAAAGTCTCCATGGGATACATACGACCATTTCTGTTCTTGAGATCTCCCTGCAGGAAGATACCCTCAATGAACATATTCTTTTTACCGTTGCGTTCTTCAACGATAAAATCAACTGTTTCGATTTCTTCTCTAATGAGTTTCATTGGTTTTTTCAGGAAACTTGTACTTGTTGGATATATGCTTTGCCACTTCCAGTCTCTGATTTAACAGCGACTTTGATTGACTTTCTCAATTGAGTCCAGTTATTAGGATCAAATGTATCTGTTACCGAGGATGAATTGTAATCAATCACAATTCTCGTATTGTAAAATCCAGCAGAACCATTTGTTTGGTCAATAGATGATACAATTTTATGAGCAAAATCAAAGTTAGATTGTCCAGCGGATAATGTAACCGCATCACCTACGGCAAAAGGAGAACCTGTTCCCTCTGGGAAATCAATTGTAGTTGTAGTACCAGTGATAATTCCAACAACTCTTTGTGCTGCTGGGAAACCAATAGCAATCTCTTCAGCACCACCAGAACTATCAACATAAAAGTTCTCATTCGTAGCAACTGGGTTAGTTCCAATTGCGACGTAGCATCCAACAGATTCCGCTACAACTCTGATATTCTCAACCTGTTGCGAAATAGCAGAAGATTGTGCAGATGATGTAGATGTCGCAATTACTGTGTTAATGCCTACTGGTTTGATGGCCATTATCTTAAATTACAATAAGTCCTAAACAATATTTATTATACTTCTTCCTCTGGGGTATCATCTACTTCAATCTCCACTGGATTATCAAAGATAGATGCTGCCACTTGAGGACGAATATTTGTGATTCTGTCTGCCGATTTAGCAAACAAAATATCTTTAATTTTGTCACTAACTTGAGTCGGAGACTCATCAGCAACAAGCAAATCCATTAATTCTTCCATTTTGTATAAAATACTTGTGTGTTGTTATTTAGATTTCACCACCTTTTGGTGGTTTAATCTCAGGTGTTGTTGGCATTGGAGGTGCTGCCATAGCATCAGCGGGAGCACCAGGTTCTGGTGGTAAAGGTTCACCAGTGACAGGATTAATACCCATCTCTTCTGGATCAGGAATCATTCCAGAATCAATTTCTTTTTCAATCAACTTATCCTGCTCTTCAATTTCTTGATCAGACTGACGTAGAACATTTCTTCTGATATAATCATTAGAATAATACTTACCAATGTATGGTTCGTACAGTTGAGCAAGGTTGATTCTTTCTGTTGATAGTTCTGTATCTTTTAATTCAGCAAAGTGATTATCATACAGGAAATCATATTGAATATGATCTGCCATAGTTTCCCAATCTTCGGGAGTGACAACGTTCTTCAGAATTAGTTGAGTTTTCAACATGTCATTGAACATGTCCGAGAATCTCTTTCTCAGTCTACCAACAAATTTAGAGAACTTAACCTCATCTCTTAAAATTTCAGATGAACGACCCATTGAAAAACCAGTATCACCTTGGATACGACTTTCGGGAACATTTAATGCTCTATAAAGTTTCTTCTGGAAGTAGTTAATATCAGTAATTTCACCAAGATTCTGACCACCAGGAAGTGTAGTAATTTCAGTTCCTCTACCGCCTTCTCTTCTAGGTAACCAGAAATCTTCCATCATAGACATAAACTTTTTGTCATCTCTGACTTCACCAGTATTAGCATCATAGACAAGTTTGTTTCTATAACGCATCATCACATCACGCAGGTACTGTTCTGCCTTTTGCTTTGGAAGATTACCAACATCAATGTAGAAGATTCTACGTTCTGGTGCTCTTGATAAACGATAAATGACGAGAGAATCCTCAATCATCATTAACTGATTAAGTGGTTTGATTGACTTATGCAACCAAGACAATGTTGTTCCTTTATTTCTATCTACCAAACCAGAAGTACAATAGGTGACAGAATCGCGTGTCATTCTGACGCCTTTGGTGGTTTGATTGATAGCACTATATCCACCAGAAGATGTTGAACTTCCTGGATTATAAATGAAAAACTCTTCAATCTCTGGATAATTATAGGTAGTAGGATTGTCTCTGTCTACATTATTTCTTAGACTTTGAACACTATCCTTACCTTTTTTCTTCAACTGACGAATATAACGCATCTTAGATGAGTCAATATATCTTAACTCCTGAATACCATTTTGTGGATTCTTCTGGTCAATAACTTTATTATAGTAAAGTCTTCCATCAATATACCAATTGCGGAAGATTTCGTGTGCCTTTTTATCAAAATCAAGCAGTTCTAGGATATATTTGAATTCATCCCTTACTTTCTTTTTGATACCATCACTGGCTTTTAGATTAGACAGTTCAATTGAAATAGGACTGTCATTAGTGTCTGATACAATTGCTTCATTAACAACATCTTCAATCACACTATCGCACTCTGGATACAATGCCATTGAGCGATATCGTCTAATTAGATCATTCTCGTTCTTATATTTTCCTTCAATATCAACGTAGGAACCATAAAAACCCGACGAGACGTAGTGCTCAGATCCATCTTGGTTAGAAGGTGGAATCGGAGATACTACTCCCGGCGGGTTCTTATCGTTATCTTCAATTGAGAATCCAAATAATCTCGCCATTATTAATAAGACTAGAAACGTTCGTTCTAGTTATTTATCACTGAATCAGTACCTGACCTCTAGCGCCTCTGTTTCTGACCAGGGAGTTACCGATTGTGAAGTACTGAACCTGGAAGGTAACAGTGAATTCTTCAATCTGATCGGTATTGTCGTAGGACAGTTCGATAGCAGAAACTTCAGTTGGGAAGACATCAAAGAACTTGTAGTTTCTAAGCGTAGAAGACCTTCTACCTCTTCTGTTTCTCGTTGATTCGGCAACTCTACCTCTACCCAGTTGAGTGACATAAGCGTCAGTCATATAGGATGATGGATTGGTAACACCAGTCGCATCATTCAACTTACTCATGACGTTCATCCACTGCTCGAAAGCAGTTCTGAGTTGGAAGTCCTCATCATTGATGATGGTGACGGTCCAGGTATCGAAGGTTCTGTCTCCAGCAACCTTCAAGATTCTACCTCTGAAAGGAACGGGTACTTCAGCAATAGTGGAAGCAGGCAACTGAGCCGCTTTCGCCAAGAATTTAAAGGTTCCGTTTTCTCTTTTTCCACCATTTCTCCAAACTCTTCTACCAAGAGCAGCAGGGAACGATGGAATATTAACTTCAAATAGATTGGGGCGAGCGCCGCCGCCCGCCAATCTGTTTTTGAATTGTGATAAGGTTCTAGTTTGTGGCATTGGTTTTTCCTCTTAAATGTTTGATATTAGTAGATTAGGCTGCTGTGCCAACTACTTCATCAAATGAGATTCCAGACCTGGTTGCGACGAACGTCAGAGTGATGTAGTTAATGGATCTCGCAGGTGAGATGAAGATGTCCGCTCTGAATTCGTTGTTATCAACGACAGCAGGCGTGTTGTTAGTTTCATCACAAACAACTGTGAACTCTTCAATTCCTCTTTGTGCCTCAATATCTC